ATTTGCTTGTGACGCTGCGTTGGATCGTGGACTGTGTAGCCAATTCCATAGAACTCGCGCACATGACAGCCACTCTTGGCTATGGCTCCAACCAGCCCCAACAGCAGTAACAGTATGAGCCAACGCATTTATCACACCAAACTCCATGCAATCATGTACGTGCCAAAGATTATGAAGGCCACTATACAGGCCGCCGCAATCAATGCTTCAGCCCAGTCCCACATGGCTGTTACGCCCAAGAGACATTGCCTGTCCCGCTAGTAATGGTTGTAACTTTATAACCACCATCCGTAGCAGTTGAGCCTGCTAAACCAGAACCAATTGTGATGGTGTAAACATTAGGGTATCTAAGAATAACAATACCGGAGCCGCCATTACCACTAACACCGGAATAGTTAATATTACCGCCTCCGCCACCACTGCCTGTGTTTGCAGTTCCTGCTGTGCCATTTGGAATGGTTGAATCGTTAGCGCCAGCGCCGCCTCCGCCTGCACCACCAACACCGGCTGTTTGACCACCACTACCATTGTTTAAACAAGAGCCTCCGCCGCCACCTGCGCGAACTACAGAAGTACCCGTAATGGTTGACGCAACACCTGTACCACCAGCGCCAGCAGTACCGCTAGAAGTTCCAGTAGAGTTAACACCCACTGCGCCAGCGCCGCCGCCTCCGCCGCCTAAACCTGTAGTCTCAGGGCCATAACTATCTCGTCCTGTACCACCCGCATAACCTTGGTTTGCAGTTCCAGTTCCGGGAGTCGCACCACTTGAATAACCGTTTGCACCGCCGCCTGATCCACCATCTTTACTACCAGCAGGCAATGGGGTGGGGCTATCGTATCCACAACCAGCACCACCACCAGTGGAAGTAATAGCATTAAATACTGAATTAGAACCTCTATTACCGTTTCTAGCGTCAGCTACTCCTGCACCACCAGCACCTACAGTCACTGTGTAGTTTGTTGAGAGCGCAAATGTAAATGCAATTTCGGCACTGCCGCCACCGCCAGAAGTTCCATAAGAAGTTCTATAACCACCCGCACCGCCACCACCGCCAGCACGATTAACTTGGTTTCCGCCAGAACCAGCGCCAGCAATAACCAAGAAATCAGCTATTGGTTGGGCCGAAGGAGTCACGCTATTGGATGCCGCACTTGCTGGGCCTGTACCTGACGCATTAGTTGCAGTTACAGTAAATGTATAAGCTGTTCCATTAGTCAAACCAGAAACAACAATTGGAGAAGCCGATCCGGTACCAGTAAATCCGCCGGGACTTGAAGTGACTGTATAGCCGGTAATGGTTGCAGGATAGCCGGGATCAGCGGGTGCTGTAAATGTCACAGAAGCTGAAGCATTGAGTGCGGTAGCCGTACCAATGGTAGGCGCGCCGGGTACTCTCCCGGCAATAGGCCAAAGGTTAAGTTTTTGCCAGTAAGCCTGTTCTGTAAGCGTCCAAATACCGGGCGCGGCAGATGTTGTTGGCGCTACGGGGGTTTTGGTAATTAAACCACCCGGATACTGCTTAGACATTTGTTACCTCAACCCACGAGGTTGTAGCTTCATCCCAACGGAATGATTTACCTGCTTCAACTGGCATTGGTGTTGGGGGTTGCCAAATGCAACTTGTTTCGTTTAAACCCCAAGATGGAAACGGTTGCGGCGGGATAAAAGCATCGCGTCCAACATCGTATGCGTAACCAATACCAGCGTAATTTTTTCGGTAAGGTGTGCCGCCATTGTTGTGAACACCACCAATAGTGTTGTAACTTGTGCGCTTGCAAGTCTGACCACGGAACTCGCCGTAGTGCTGTTCCCAATCAATACCGTCTTCGCCCTCGTTTTTGCCAACGATAACTTCGGTAACAACATTGTTTGAATTTAAAAATGCGTAATGTGCCATGTTAATTTCCTTTAAGCCCAAGAAACGTTGCCTGTACCGGCGGTAATTGTGGTGACTTTAAAGCCACCTGATGGAGATGCTGTAGTGCCTGTTAAGCCACCGCCAATAGTAATGGTGTTAGTGTCGGGATATTTAAGAATAACAATACCAGAGCCACCAGCCGCACCAGCAGTTGGCGCACCGTTAAATGTGCCAGAACCACCCGCGCCGCCGCCTGTGTTTGCGGTTCCGGGGTTGTTAGCTGATGCCGTACCACCTACAGCGCCGTTACCCCCACCGCCATTACCACCAGCGCCAACTGTTCCGCCGCCGTAAGTAGAACCGCCTCCACCGCCAGCATAGAAAACAGATGAGCCAGAAATAGTTGAGGCAACACCAACACCACCAGCACCAGCAGTTGTGTTTCCACTATTACTGCCACCTACAGCACCTGCGCCCCCACCACCGCCAGAAGGATAATTACCTCCCGCGTACACTCCAGTACCAGAGTTATATCCTTGGTTGGCTGTGCCAGAGCCAGCAGTTTGTGTTCCATAGCCGCCCGGTGCGCCTCCAGAGCCACCAGAACCACCAACTGAGCCAGATGAGGTAGAGAATTCTGCATATCCACCGCCTATAGAGGTAATAGTGCTAAAAACAGAATTTGATCCTTGTGAGCCTGATGCTCCAGAGCTTGCTCCGCCAGCACCACCAGCACCTACAGTCACCGTGTAGTTTGTTAACAAAACCGCAGTGACTGGAGATTCCGCGCTACCGCCACCGCCAGATGCGCCAGCAGATGTTCTAAAACCGCCCGCACCTGCACCACCTGCAGTTTCTTCTGGGCTTAGTACCCCGCCACCGCCACCGCCACCAGCAACTACAAGAAAGTTAACTGTTACACCCGTAACTGGAGCGCCGGGCCAAGTGCCAGCCGCAATAGCTTGCATCTGCTGTCTTAGTGTCCATGATCCTGAATAATTAGGCATTGCTTATCCTATGACAAAACAAACGTACCGCTACCAGCAGTAAAGGTCACGACTTTTTTAGTGCCCACTGTAGTTATGGTATGTGTTTGAGCGCTTGTAAAAGTAAAGGTAGCTGGGAAGGAAATAACAACTACACCTGATCCACCAGCACCTCCGCTATAACTTCCATTACCACTACCGCCTCCACCGCCACCTGTGTTTGGCGATCCCGCAGAGCCGCTACCAGTATTTCCACCATTACCACCACCGCCTGCACCACCTAAACCAAAGTTCGCCGCAGAAGAATGTCGTCCACCGCCGCCGCCACCACCATAGTAAGTACCAGAACCCGCAGGCCATTCAATGCCGATACCGCCATTGCCAGAACCATTTGCATTGACATTACCATTTTGTCCTGCCGCACCCGCGCCACCGCCACCGCCGGGACGATACGGGCCGAAATTCAAAGTTCCTGATATGTTTCCATACCCAACACCGCCACCACTAGGGTTGGCTTGTGTCACAGCACCAGTGGACTGCCCACCACCTGTTGAACCAACAGAACCCATAGAGCCGCCAGATAAACTTGGGCCGGGGTCAGAGTTAGGAGAACCTAAACCACCGCCTTTAGCGGTAGATGTCCCTGCGGGATGCACCAAACTTGAATCTGATCCCGCCGTAACTTGTGCGCCACCAGCGCCCACTGTCATAGTGTACGTTGTTGCGGCCCATGTGAAATTGTTGTTAATTACAAGGCCACCAGCGCCACCAGCGCCTCCGCCATCTCCAGAACCACCACCACCGCCGCCAGCTTGTACTAAATACCAATCTGGAATAGAGGGTGTTGCACTGTTAGATGCCGCACTTGCTGGGCCTGTACCGTAAGCGTTTGTAGCTGTAACTGTAAATGTGTAAGCCGTGCCAGTTGTCAGACCTGAAACTGTAATTGGAGAAGATGCGCCTGTTCCTGTAATTCCACCGGGTGATGAAGTCACTGTATAACCTGTAATAGCTCCACCACCAACATTAGCAGGCGCAGTAAAAGTTACAGATACAGAAGTTGCACCTCCGTTTGTAGCCGTACCAATGGTAGGCGCGTCAGGTAATAGCAACCCGTTATAGGAAGCGGTAATAATACCGGCTTGGTAGCGTTGGGACATCTTCTACCCCGATCAAGAAATGACTTCGTAGCTGATTGTGTATGTAATACCGCTGGCTGTGCCTGAAGTCACGATAATGGATGAGCCTTCCATTAAATAGATTGCTGTTGTTTTGTCTGTAACAATCAATGAAGCATCAGCAGGAACAGACACTGTAGACACGATTGGGTAAGCTGTGCCGCCAGAAGGAGCAGAGCCTTGAGCCACTGCGCCGTTGCTATAAATAGCCACCGTAGTATCTACAGCCGCAGAACCGTTTACGTTAGCTGCAACAATCTGGTTGATCTTAAAGACCTGACCGCTAGAAGCCGCATTAGGGACAAGCACAACAGCAGATGTACCGCCGGGCGTGTAGTATGTAGTTGTGCCAGCGGCTGTGGTCGCGGCTAATAGATTTGGGTTTGCCATGTTAGTTCCTTAGAAGCCAAAGATGAAAGAGATCATAGTTGCTTTGGCTTGTGATACGCCAGAAGCTGGGATTGCCTGAAACGTTGGTAACGCTCCTGCGCCGTTACTTGTGAGAATATACCCTGCTGTACCGGGGCCAGCCGTAGCTTGGAATGCGCCAGTGCTTGTTACGCCTGTAAACACCACGCTATAAGCAGTGGTTGTTGAAAGACCTGTACCGCCTTGGTCAACGCCCAAAGTACCAGTAGACACCAAGTTTTTACTTGCGTCTGTAAATACAGGCTTACTTGCTGTCAGACCAGAATCTAAAAGGTTTCCAACAGTCAGTTTAGTTCCATCAAACGTCATGTTTGAGGAAGCACCAAACGCACCAGAGTTGTTGTACTGGACTTGAGTGTTAGAGCCTGCTGGCAGACCACCACCCACGTTTACAAAGTCAGAGCCATCCCAAGCAATAACTGCGCGAGTTCCTGCCAATACCGTTACACCCGTTGTAGGAGATGTAGGGCCACCACGCACAGTGATTGAATAACCGCCCGTGGTGTTGTTAATAACAACGTAAGTCTTAGACTGCTTGGGGGTATTGATATAACGCAGTGCTGTTCGTGCGCCTGTACACAGGAGAACCGCGTACTGTGAGCTATTAGCCGTCAGACCTGTACTTGCATACGTACCTGTAGTAACCGACAGATCAATGTCTGCGTCTGTTGTAATCGTTTGTGTGCCAGCAACAGCAACGTCCACAATTTCAGAAATGGCGTTGTTAACTGTAGCTCCCCACTGTCCAGACAACGATCCTGTTGTTGGAAGGGTTAGGCCGATTAGTGCTGTATTTGCCATCTATTGCTCCTACTGAGTAGAAATTACTGTCCAACCGGGCGTTTCGGTATTATTTATAGCAGTCCAGCCCGGTGTTTGTGGATTGCTAATATTCTGCCATGTAACGCCTTGTGTGTCATCAATTATTTCCCACAAGAATCGCCCGCCGTTTGTTTCTGTAATTGCCGCCGTTTCAGACCTGCTTACTGGATACGTTGTTGCCGCTACGGGATTATCTATGATAGCCGCAAGCTCTGCAATAAATTCTATGTAATACGTTCCAACTGTCGTAGAGTCAGCTATAGCCATCGTTTCCGTGATGGTCATAATCAGCGTAGCAAGCTGTTGCTCCGCAATAGCTACAGATTCCGTCACACTACCTACAAAGATGGCTACGGCCTCTTCCACTGACACAATTGCGTTAGTCTCAGTAATAGAGACTGGGAAGTTAGCCGTGGCAGACTCGGTTGTACTTGTAGCTACAGAATCTGCAACAATTGTCGTATAGGCTGTAGTCGCTGTATTTGCATCTGTCAACGCCGCTGTTTCCGTAACACTTCTAGCAAATGTAGCTGCCACAGCCTGAACTGCATCTATTGCCGCAGTCTCTGTTATATCCTTGGCAAATGTTGCCGCTACCGCCTCAGTCGTGCTTGTTGCAGTTGTTTCTGTTACCGATACAGGGAAGTTTGCTGTGGCTGACTCTGTGGTTGAGGTAGCCATACTGTCTGAAACAGCGTTGGTGTAGGTAGTTATTGCTTCATTTGTTTCAGATATAGCCGCAGTTTCCGTGACTGAGGCCGCCAAAACAAAGCCACCAAAGACCGTATCTACAAACTCGCCAGAGCCACCCCAAACACTAAAGCCCCAAGCACCTTCACCCCAAGGAGTAGGCGTGGCTAAAGGTTCAACAATTGATTCGTTGTATTGAGTTGTAGTAGTCTGGGTTTCAGTAAACTGAGTTATACCGCCCCAAGTATCGGCCCCCCATGCGGCTGAACCCCAAGCATTAGGCGCAGGTAAATACTCAGTGACGCTTTCTTCGTAGACGGTAACACCGCCCCACCCGAACTCGCCATAGGTATTATCACCCCAGCCCGCAGCCATTTTAGGTCAATGTAGCAGTGTAAGTAACAGCAATGGTGTCGCCAGACACAACAGCTTTAGAACTAGAAAAGTCTCCAGCGGAGAACAATGTTCCAGTTGTTGAGTCTTTAGTTGAGCTACCACCAATGTTGATGAAGCAGCCTGCAACAGTACCCGTGCCAGTGATAGAGAACGACACCGCAGAAGATGTTGCTTTGCTACCAGCAGAAGCCGCGCTAAACGATGGTGTAGGACGATTGCCTGAATATGTAGGAGCGTTAGCCAAGCCAACTTCCAACCATGTGCCATGACTTGCTTGTGTGTCAGTCACAAGAGCAGTACCCGTACCTTTAAGACCCATTACAACTGCGCCAGCGGTTGTGTTACCAAGAATGGTATCTAATGTGGCGTTTTTACCCACTGTAGTAACCAAGTTCTCAATGTCATCAGCCCATTTAACAAAGCCGTCTGCGCTATAGCAGACAGCAGTGTAGTGGCCTTGAATAGACATTGTGTCTTCAGGCATTGTGTTGTATTTGGTTGATGCTTGCACCACATCGGTGGCAGTCATTTTGTCTATAGTCATGGTGACTCCTTAGTTAGAAGAACGAATTAACGAAGTGGTTGCGCCGTTAGTTGGCATTGTGATGGTGAACGTAGTAGTAGAAGTTTTGTCAGAACCAAAGTCTAATACAGCAACGGATGGCTTACCGGCAACGGTATCGTTATAAATTAACGCACATCTTGCAGTTAATGCGGCAGTCCAAGTTACGTTAGGGAAGCTTACATACGCCGTGTAGCCAGAAGTACTGACTGTAATAGGAGTTAACTGTAAACCACCTGCTGTGTACCCGGCAGCAACAACTTGCCCAACCAGATCAACTGAATAAGCAGTTGTGTCTTCGTTAAGATTAGCGTTAGCTGTGTACAGAGCAATTTTAATAACGTCGGTTGTCAAGTCATGAATGCCTTGATACAACTGCGCTTTGAAGCTGGTGGTTTGGGTTTGGACAATCGCCATATCAAGTTACTTTCTGACGAAACTGACCAGAACGATAAGCGTCTTGACGCTCCATACCATCGCCCAAACGTTTTGCAAGTGCTAATGCTTCCATATACTTTTGATTGTAAAGCTGCATCATGTCTTGCTCACCCTTCATGTAGGTATAAGCTTCAACCAATGCGCCATAGAGCAACACTGAATCAAAATTATCACCAAGCCATGTCGTACCCGCAGTCACGATTGACTCAGGGTAGTAGTAATAGTGAAGCTCAACGTTGTAGTTTGCGTCAGGTGTGGGACCAAGAATAAAAGACAACTCAGCCGCATTGGTGGACTGTGGACCAAACAAAGCGTAGTACTTTGGGATAGCTGTGTCTGTTGGTAGTGGATACGCTTGACGAATAAAGTTAACGTCTTTGTTCAACAAGTATTCGTACGAACCTGTAGCATCGATAACGGCCATTGAATACACCGCTAAAAAATCATTAGGGCAAGCAAGGTACTTATTGTTAATAGACATCACCCCCGTCACGTTCTTACGAATGGACGGAAACTGAACATTGTTGTAAATACGCTGCTCAGCTTGCTGAACGAACACGGGTATCTCAGCGACAAAATTCGCTTCAGTATTTTCCGTATACGCTTGAATATTAGCGCTGAGTGCGGCGTAATTCATGCCATTGGGCCTCGTGCCATCAAGCCTTTAGTAGCCGCGCCTGTGCCGCGAACTTTGATACCAGTTGTTTTGGTTTGGCTCTCACCGTTATTGTAGTTACCAAGACTCATTTTCATGGTTGTGGTGCTACTAATGTCTGAAGGCTTGCCGGGGTTAGTTGACATACCAACAGCTTTACCTTTCATGGTATGCGGCTTAGCGTAAGTAGCGGCATCGCCAACTTCTTTGCCCATCATCTTTTTACTAAATGTTGCCATGATTAACCTCGCTTTTGATTCATTACGCGTGCCATGTTGCGACCGACTTTCATCATCGCTTCGCTGGTTACACCCGCAGATTTTTTGCCGCCCTTGGGGTTAGATGCAGTTGGGCCGCTGTTAGGGAAGATTTGAACATCTGTTCTACCCTTTTTAGCTACGCCGTCTGCTGATTTTGTGTATGCCATATTAAGCTCCTAATTAACTGTTACCGTAACTGTACCAACATATGCCGTTGCCACCAAGTTATTTGGCGTTAAAGGCGCATCAAAAGTACTCGACCCACCAACTGGATACCAACCCCATTGAATGTCCCGAGAACCACCTGTAACGTATCCGGCAGCATCAGGAGCATTACTGTTTGAGTCAACAGTCTGCAAGCCATTTGTACCAGCCGTATAGTAGGTTGAATCCCTACGAGGCTCACGCACAGCTTGAGGATCATCAACTGGATACATACCCAGTTGTAACTGAGGTTGATCGGGGTCCCAGCACTCATCGCACACAAGCAGGTTATAAACCTTGGTCTTGATAATTTCTTTGCGAAGAGCCGTTAGTTTGAACTGAAAGCCACAGCGGTCGCATATGGCAATACTGTTCTTACCGGAAGCAAACCGATTACCCATCAGGTGCCTCCTCCAATGAACATCTGACGAGGAACAAACCTGAGAGCCGCGTGTTCTTGGTCTTCACCAGCCGCTAACTGCCAAGCTTCATCGTATTGGGCCTTGAGAACATCTAGACGTTGAGCGCCGTTTTCTACCTTAAGTGCAAGATAGTAGGCGAGTCCAGCAACCAAGCAGGGGAGAAAACGGAAAGGTACATCCATAGTCCTAGTGCCGCCGCCTGCGTCATCAATACGGCGCATACGCCAATAAACGAATTGGTAGGTTTGTGATCCATCGGGAGTAGGCCAAACAGTTACGGATGGCAAGTTTTGTGAGTAAACAGCCGCGCCAGTAGCGTGCAATACCGCAGTTGTACCGTTTTGTCCACGGAAGCAGTTCATCAACTGATTACCGCTAATATAGCCGTATTGCACTGTCTCTGAGCCGATCAGAACAAAACCATTAGTAGCCAAGCCAACGGTAGAAGTCAGCGTAATTGTAGTGTCTGTAGCAGTAATAGCGCCGTTTAATGTAGTACCTACAGACGATGTTTGACCGTCTAAACGCTGAAACCACACCTGAATTGGGCGGGCTTGTTGCAGTTTATTAGGGATCGTCGCATAAGTAGAAACACTAATACGGGTAATTGTCAGGTCTGATTGTGTGGCTACGCTACCCGCGCCCGTACGAATTACATGTTCTAGTAGGTCAACTGTATCCGTTGGTAACGCATATGTAGCTAAGCCTTGAGTCAAGGTGAGTGTTCCCTGCTCAAACGTCCACATATTGATACCGCGGTTTGCCCAGTCTGCGAAGAGTAGGTTTAAAGACCTGCGTGCGGTACGCAAGTCATATCCAGTACGCAACTCTGAACCAGCGCGTTCAAACGCTTCCTCAACGATTTCTGTGAGGTCAAGATTAAACGATGCGACTCCAGAAGTAGTCATTATGCGTCCCTAGTTGCCCACATATTATCAATCAAATTTGGATACGGACGTCCAGCTTTTCTAGCCCTAGATTTAGCCATACCTTTTTTAATACTGCTTAACTCTTTGGACTTTTTGTTTGGGTTAGGTGTATCCCACACCTGTCCGCCTTTGGCGTATTGCATGAAGTCCGTGTCATCCCGACGGGCTGTTCTTTTCCCTTTGGGCATCTTGCTTGGGGATATGGCTCCCATGCCACGGCTAGCAATCATGGTTACACCATCTTCCCGCGAGTTTTGCCTTTGGTAGCACAGCCATCAGCGCGCTTAGAAGCGGAAGAAACCATACCACCAGAAGCTTTTTTCTCGCCGTCTACTATACGATTTCGTGCAGCAAACATTGCTGCTTTTGGGCCTTTAACCAACAAAGTATCAGCAGCAGAACCTAAACCTTTTGCAGCATTCATCGCAGCAGAGCCGTACTTTCCTTCTTTAAAATCTTTAGAAGCGGATTCGCCATATTTTTTGGTGCTTGCTTCAGACTCTTCAACTTCCGCGGCTTGATTAGGAGAATACTTTCTAATGCTGTCCATAATTGACGTGCCTTTTAGTTTGCCAGTTGTAGTATCTGGCTCAGGCATCGCTTTGTTATAAGCTTTATCGGCTTTTGCGCGTGCCTTTTCGTCGGCTACGTCTTGGGGGGTTTTGTATTCAATGTCAGCCATGATATTTCCTTAGCACATTTTGCCGCGGGTCTTGCCTTTGGTAGCAATACCATCGCCGCGACGTGAAGCAGAACTTACGGAACCACCAGAAGCATAGCCTCTAACCTTACCGCCCTTTTTCAAAGGTAAGCTAAAGTCATCACCACCCATGTTTTTACGCAACAGGCTTGATGTTGTGGCGCTCATATCATCTGGGTTAAGACCATAACGGCGAGCATTTTCACGAGCCATTTCTTCGTTACGACTAGCAGCACGGGCTTCACGGGCGCGATTAACTGCGCCAGCTTTATCGTATGGAAGTTGCTTTGTAGGAGCATTGGGTAATTGTTTAGGGCCAGCGTATGGAAGTTCTTTAAGGAATGGAGAAGCAGCTTTAGCGGAATCACCACCAAACTTACCAGCCAAACCTTTAGCAATACTTTGAGCAGTTCTTAAACCGGGGGCAACAAGATTAGCTTCAGGGTATACGCCCTCAACAGCTTG